GGTAGACATGCTAGAAGGCAATGATCCTTCTTGGTTACATGAAAGCATGGTCTACGAAAAGGGGTCGGCGGGCTTATCCCGCCTTCTTGTAAACGTACCCCCTAACCACGCCAAGACAATGACAATCACAATTAACTACGTCACCTACCGTCTGGTTAAAAATCCTAACATCTCGGTCATGGTTATCTCCAAGACCCAGGAGCAGGCAAAGAAGTTTTTATATGCGATCAAGCAACGCTTGACGCATCCGAGGTACGCTGATCTTCAGGCAGCTTTTGGTCCAGCAGATGGATACAAAGCTACTGCAGACCAGTGGTCAGCAACCAAGATCTATCTTGGTGGCGACATCCGCGATAACGATGCTAAAGACCCTTCAGTCGAAGCTATCGGTATGGGCGGGCAGGTTTACGGAAACCGTGCAGACTTAATCGTTCTTGACGACGTGGTCACTCTGAGTAATGCTTCAGAGTGGGCTAAGCAACAAGAGTGGATTCGACAAGAAGTTGCTTCACGCCTACCACCAGGAGGTGGGCAGCTTCTTGTTGTAGGCACACGAGTATCAGCAGTTGACTTATATAAGGAACTCCGCAACCCACAGCATTACACCGATGGCACATTGCCTTGGTCATATTTGTCCATGCCTGCAGTCTTAGAATATGCAGACAAGCCTGAAGACTGGAAATGTCTTTGGGAAAAGACCGAACAACCTCTTACGGATACTGACGTACCCGACGAGAATGGTTTGTTTGATCGATGGACAGGACCGCGTCTAACGGCGGTCCGTAATGAGGCAGGACCATCTAAGTGGTCTCTGGTTTACCAGAACCTCGATATTGCGGAGAATGCAATCTTCGACCCGACATGCGTCAGAGGCGCAGTCAACGGAATGAGAAAATCGGGTGCATTGGTTGCAGGCGCAGCAGGACATCCCAACAACCCTGAGAACTTTTACAGGGTCATAGGTATCGACCCAGCAATGTCTGGTGATACCGCTGCTATTGCCTATGCGGTTGACCGCAGGTCACATAAACGCTACGTCTTAGATGTTCACATCATGACAGCTCCTACACCTGCAGCAATTCGTTCTCTTATTAGGGAATGGACCGATGCGTATAAACCGCATACGGTCATTGTGGAATCAAATGCTTTTCAGCTTTTCCTTACACAAGACGAAGAGATTCGTAACTTCCTGTCGACCCGAGGTATTAGTTATAGACCTCACTACACAGGAAATAATAAACAGGATCCAGAGTTTGGCGTTGCCTCTCTGGCTCCATTGTTCGGCTCCCTCACTAAGCGGGATGGAGTCATGAACAACTTCAAGCATGCTGATGATAACTTAATTGAATTACCAGACAGCTCGAAGAATGAACACGTCAAAAAGTTAATAGAACAATTAGTAACCTGGCAACCAGGAGTACAAGGCAAGAAGCTCAAGATGGATGCCGTGATGGCATTATGGTTCTGTGAGATCGTAGCCAGAGAAACTTTGTTAACTTCGACTAACGTACCAAACTTTATCAACAATCAATATACACCTCGTGGTGAGATTGAATCAAGATACATCATCAACTTAGATGACCTCGCTGCACAACAGCGAGCTGTGAGATTGTGACATCAATGAAAGAACTTGTAAATGCATTCGAGCAATTAAAAGCTCGTAACTCCGAGCGCGATAAGCGCATGCGCGAGGTTGCTCTTGTTAGAGCTGGCAATGCCGATCAGGTCTTCCGTGGTTTATTCCCAGAAGGCATTTGGTCACGTCCTATTATTGCCAACCTCATTGACGTTGTCGCAAGAGATGTTGCTGAACAAGTCGGTGTTCTACCTACCATTACTGCTGCTGGTGATTCATCTCTCGATGATAACCAGCGTTCCAAGGCTGACAAGCGTACCAAGATTGCAAACTATTATGTTGCATCATCTCGGCTTGGAACGGAACTACTGCGTGGCGCAGATCAGTTAGCAACCTATGGCTTTGTTCCTTTACGAGTTGAACCAAACTTTAAGGACAAGCGACCACACATCCATGTGGAAAATTCAATGGGTGCTTATTACGATATGGATCGCTTCGGTGTTGTAAACACCTACGCTCGTCTATATCACCGTAAAGCTGGAGACTTGGCTGCTCACTTCCCCGAGCATGCCGATGCAATTCTTCAAACAAATACTTATACACGTGGCGACGGTAACAGTTTGTTACAGGTCGTACGTTGGACAGACAGACAAAAGACTGTTCTATTTTTACCAGATCGTGGGGGGTTAGTACTTGCAACGACACCAAACAAAGCGGGTATCGTCCCAATTGCAATTGCTCAACGTCCTTCTTTGGATGGCGAGACCAGGGGTCAGTTCGACGATGTACTACCTGTTTACGCAGCGAAAGCGCGACTTGCTCTCCTTACTATGGAAGCTGTTCAGAAGTCTGTTGAAGCTCCACTTGCTCTTCCTAATGATGTTACTTCTTTATCCATTGGTCCTGATTCAGTCATTCGTTCTAATTCTCCTGAGAAAATTCGTCGTATCAATCTGGATGTACCTCAGTTCGCGTTTGCGGAGAACAATGTCCTAGCGGACGAAATGAAATTGGGAACACGTTTCCCTCAAGCACGTGCAGGACAAGCAGAAGGATCAGTAGTTACTGGTCAAGGCGTAAAGGCTTTGATGGCAGGATATGATTCACAAGTTAAGATTTACCAATCAATTCTTGGTGAGGCAATTGGACAAGCAATCTCATTTGCATTTGCAACTGATGAAGCATACTTCCCAGAGATTACTCGTGAAGTATCTGCAACTGCTAACGGAGTTCCTTACAAGTTAAAGTACAAGCCATCTTCCGATATTAATGGAAACTATGGCGTGACCGTTGAGTACGGTCTTATGGCAGGTTTAGACCCTAACCGTGCATTGGTATGGGGTCTACAAGCTCGTGGAGATAAGTTAATCTCTCGCGGAATGTTGCGTCGCAACCTTCCTATCTCGCTTAACGCTGGTGAAGAAGAGCGAGCAATTGACATCGAAGAGATGCGTGATTCCCTTAAAGCATCCGTATCCCAAATGGCTGCAGCAATTCCACAAATGGTAATGCAGGGTCAAGACCCGATGAAGATTGTAGAAAAAATGGCAAGCGTTATTACAGATCGCAAGAAGGGTATCCCTCTTGAAGATGCAGTAGCAAATGCTTTTAAGCCAGAACCAGCACCAGAAGCCCCAGCAGGACAACCAGGAATGCCAGAACAACCAGCAGTCCCTGAACCTGGAATGGGTGGAGGACAAGCACCACAACTTCCTCAAGGTAGACCAGCAATGCAAGAACTGCTTGCAGGTCTAACAGGTGGAGGAAATCCAAATCTAGCAGCGAGAGTAACTCGTCAGATACCAGCATAACTAAGGAGAAACAAATGTTTGGAAAGCAAGGAAAAGCAGGCAAGGCTCCAACTTCAACAGCAATCATGGGTAAGAAGAACGCGGGCAAAGTAGTCGGTGCAGGTGGAGTAAAGCAAGGCACTCTATCAAAAGGCACAAAGGGCAACACAAACAAGCTTAAGTAAAGGATAAGGTCATGGCAGCAAAGAAACCAAAAGCTCCAAAAAAGTTTAAGCAGGCGCGTAAAGCTGCCGTAGCCGATGCCAAAGGGGCTTTCACAAGTGGAAAGACCAAAGCAGTACGCCGTGATCCAATGGCAAAAGTATCTGCAGAAGATAAGGCAGTTCTTTCAGAAGTAAAGAAAGAAGCCAAAGCAGGTTACATTACCGATGATCGCGGAAATAAAGTATTTAGCAAGCCAACTGAAACAGCACAAGAGCGAATTGCTCGTGATCGCCGTGAAGCTAAAGCTGCAGTTGATCGCATGTATGCAAAAGAAGACGCAGCAGCTAAAGCTACCAAGCCTAAGCCTACTGTTGGTGGAACTGCTGGAACAGCAGCAAAGCCAAAGCCTGGATTAGCAACACAAATTAAAAAAGATGTTGCAAAAGTAAAAGCTAACAAAGAAGCAGCAAAGCCAAAACCTGGCGTTAAGAAGCCTGGCGTAACTCGTGCAGAAAAGTCTGCTGCTAATAAAGCAGCATGGGCAAAGATGTCACCAGCAGAACGTAAAAACTGGGCAGCAACTAAAGGCAAGGTTGCAGGAACTGGCGTTAAGCCAACTACACCAAAGACTGTTGCAACAAAGCCAAAAGTTAAGACTGGTGTTGCAGCCAAAGGTGAACTTACAACAGCAGCACAAGTTGACAAATACAAAGCAGCAGTTGCTGCTGGTAAGTCAAAAGGTGAAGCAGTACGTATAGCACAAGGTGGAAAATCAAAAGCACTTGCTACTATTCCTAAAGCAAAAGCTGGAACCGCACTTGCAACTACAGCAGCTTCTGCTGCTAAAAAAGGTGGCTTCAAAGCTGCTGCAGGCGCAGCAGGTCGTGGAGCAATGAAAGTAATTGGCGGTCGTGTTGGCTTAGGTATTACAGCAGCATCACTTGCAGCTGGTCCATTATTTGATGCACTTAATAAAAGTGCTAAAAAAGGAAACATGCCTGGCGGAAATCAGAATATGACAACAGGTCGCGGTGGACGTCCACAAGGATTTGTTGAAGATAAGAAAGTTTTACCTAAGCGTCCAGAAGGTTCATACCCAAAGGGTGGCGGTAAAGGTCTTAAGATCGGTTCAGGCGGAACAACTTCTATTTACAAAGTTGAAACTGGAGATACTCTTTCAGGTATTGCTAAGAAAGCTGGCGTAACTCTTTCAGAGTTGATGGCAGCTAATAAGAAAATTAAAGATCCTCGCAAGATTTATCGAAACACAACAGTGAAGATCCCTAATAACAAGCCAGCTCCTAAGCCAATGTATACAGGTCCAGTTCCATATGTACCAGGATCTAAAGCAGCGAAAGCATACGAAGCTTCAAGAAAGTAGTAATTCATGTCTATGTTGCAACCCAATCCTGGCGCGGTATCTGGTCCTGGAAAGTTTTCCAAGCGACCAGATATCCCAGCGCAGGGTGCTAAAAGATTACCTAATGCAGCCTATGGCGAGCAAAAGGATTTTCTTGCACAACAGGCGGGCGCACCAATGGCAAAATCTGCTAATCCATTAGGCAGTGTTATTCCGCTATCTGCGCCAACCAACCGACCAAGCGAACCTGTTACTGCAGGTGTTGATGCTGGTCCAGGTCCAGGCAGTGAAGTACTAGGACTTAAAGCACCCAGTGATGTACAAGTAGGAGACCTAACTGCGTTACAAAAATATCTACCTTTAATGATGCAGTTTGCAGATTCACCTAATTCAACTGGAACAATGAAAGCATTTGTTAAATATCTACGGAGTCAAACTGAATGAAAGTATTCAAGAAGTTCGAGGAGAACCTCGAGTATCTTGGGTTTGAGTTGGCTCCAGTAGCATGGGATTTAGCTCGTTTTCCTTTTGAGTCTGATAGTGATCGCATTGATTTACTTAATGAATTAACTACAGCTCCAGAAGGGGGAATG